TACTACAGGATTACCCATTAAAAAACCTCCATAATTCGTAATAATAGACTATTTATCATCGATCGGACACCACCAATGCATACATTATTGATAATACTGTACACGGCTGAGCCTGATCGTGTTGTATTACTAAGTTAAATTTACGATCTGGAGTATGAGAAATCAATACTCTCTTATCCCCGGTAAATAGTGTTACTGTGTCCATAGACTGAGCGCCTTCTCTAAATGGTACTGCTTCTAAGCCTCCAGTATCTCTAAAATCTAATTCTTCAAGTGGTAATGTTTCAGCTGCAATTTTAAGGTTATAGGTATCTACAACTCTAACCGTAGCTCGTTCAATACGTCTTACTTTACCTTGTGATGCTCCTGTTTCTGTTTGTACTTCAGGGTCTAATGTAACTGCTTTTGCTTTATAAGCTAACCCTACATGAATCTCAGTACCAGAGCTAGCTAAACTAACAGCACCTGATGAGACAGTTCTATTTGGGTGTACTGCACCATCAACTAATACTTGAACCGTTTCACCTTCTAAATGACTTAAACCAGATACACTATTAGCAGAGGCACCAGTATAAGTTAATCCTGAATCAACAAAGAAAGCATTACTAACTGAATTACCCTTAGCTGTATCAAATACTTCTTCTAAAAATTCTACATAATGCTTTGTATTACCATTAATTGTTCTTTCAACTATCATATAAAGCTGATCTTCAGTTTCATCATTTGTAGGAATTGTAGCAATACTTAATACTTTAGCTTGCGCTTGGCTTGTTACTGCTAGTCTTGTAGAATCACCTGTTGTAATTGTTAAAGGACTAGCACCTGCTCTTGATGTTTCTTTTATAGTTACTACATTACTAGCAACAGTTGCTGTGAAATCAGAGTCAGCATCTATTAACGTTTTTAAATTTGTAGCAGTTTGGTTATTACTAGTTGTACTATGAAATTTTCCAGTTGTAGAAGATGTAGCAGAATAAAAAGTTGTAATTGTTCCATCTGATTTTGTTAAAACTAGTTTTGAATTATTTGCTATGTTAGCATAATCTGTTACCGTAACTGTACAATTACCAAAAGTACCTCCTGGTATATGTCTGTGCCATGCTACAACTTCTTGTTCACGCTCATAAGTACAACATCTTAAAGAACCATCAGCTAACACTACCCAAATTAAATTATCTGGAGATCTTGCATAAGCAATACCTTTTATTGTAGAACCTGATACAATATGTTCAGCAATAAGTGATAAGTCTACTGATACATGACCATCTAGGTCATATCTATACATTAATTCTCTTAATCTACGTAAATTTCTATCAGTATAAAGAGTTGCTTTACCAGCACTAATAGGTATTTGAGCTGCTACACCGTCTGATGTTTCTTTATGTACTGTTACGTTTGTTGGTGTAAGTGCTAAGTTATCAGATCCTGAAGACATTATAAATGGACCATCTGATGTACCTAACTGTAATTGTTTACTACCAAACATCCACCTAATAGCATTTACTTGATCAGTAGCTAATGTAAATACTAAAGCACTACTATCTCCAACTGTACCATCTGTTTCTGATGAAGCAAAGTTTTCAAAATCACCTGATTTACTACCCCAAACTGTATTAGGATTATCTGTAGTATTACCAAAGAATAATCGATCTTGATAGAATGTAACACATGTTGGCCAACCTGTAGTATCTGACCAAGCACCTAGTCTCCAATCAGTTGTACTACCTGTACCACCAAAATCATTTAAAATAGTAACTGTAACCACGGTTGCTGAAGTATATCCAGTAATCTTAGCATAACCCCAAGTACTGCTGTGTTTTAACCTAATTAATCTTCCTACATCTGTACTAGCAAAAGTACTACCACTTGCTGTAATTGTTCTACTTGAACCTGATGAATGACTAGGAGTCATAGTTGTTGCTGACACATTAACATCTAAAAAAGGACCATCTGTTTGATCAAACTCAGTTACAGTCCAAGCAGTATGTCCGGTCCTTGTTACTTTTCTAGGTTTAAATTCAGGGTGAGTTACATATAAAATATCTGCTGATTGTGTAAATGATAGTCCATCTAAATACTCTTCGCCCCAAGGGCTTGATATTTCGTATGCTGAACCAGAGTCTAAAATCTGTCCTTCATTACGATAAAACCTTATATAATCATTACCAAACTCTAATATATAAGCTTGTGTAGTACTAAATACAAATGGAATAAGTCTTTTAGTGTTTGCGCTGTCTTTACATTCGGCTATAAACCGTGTACCAGATCTTTTAACGATTCCACCATGAGGAAAACAAAGATAATTTTCAATTGTTTTACAACTAGCTGCATATTTTTGAAGGTCTATTCTACCGTGTAATTTTGGGCTAATTTCCCCACCCGTGAAGTTAGTTTGTACAGCAGTAACTTTCGCCATTCTATCTCCTTGGTGGTGTTTCTATATTAGGTCTTTTTATACCGTCTCTAGAATCTACCCAGTAATCTGCGTCAAGTACATCTTGACAATTTTCTTGAGCATCAACATATCTAGCTTCTTTAAGTTTCATTTCATACATTTGCCACATTTGGTCCATTGCTGTAGAACTTTGTAGTAGTGGTTGAGCTAATTCAGCCGCTAACCTAGCAGCAAGTGCGTCAATCAATAGTGTATCATACTTAGTTACATCAGTAACTAGGGCTAGATATTGTACGTTAAGTGTATCTCCGTCATATAAAATAAAATCATTTTCGATCTGATAATTATCAGTTGGTTCCTCTAGTTGTATAAGTCTTAAAAAATCTGCTGGTAATTGAAATCTGTTATCATAACCATAAGCTGGTGATGTTGAGTCTTTTGATAATGCTACTCTTTTTGTTAAACAATTCCAAGGATGTGCCCTAAAAACTGCGGCTCTTGTATCATCCCATAATACAGAAGCTGTAGAAGCTGCCTTATCTGAATCAGTTAAAGCAGTAATTGTATTAACACCTAACAAAGTTAAAGCTCTGTTTACGATATTAATGTCTGCTGATGCTGTTGCCATTTTACCTCCTAAGCGAGGGGAGGTTTCCCTCCCCTCTATTTACATTAATCTATAACATAGATTAGATAACCTACAAGGTCATCACCTGATGCGATTGCAGTACCTTGAGATGTTGCTCTTATTACAACACCATCTTTACTGTCAAACGTATGAGTACCACCAGTAGCTTTAATGCCAGCTAGTGCACCCTCTAATGTTTGATAACCAGCAGTATCTACGTCCAGACCGTCAACGAGACCGTCTGAGTCAGCAGCAACTGCTGTGCCGTCAGCATTAGTATAAGCATCCCATCCAAGATCTAATGCAGCTGAACTAGTAGTCCAGTTACAATATACTCTTGATAGAGAAGTCAAGACACGCACACGTCCAGCTGGTAGCTTACCTAAAGCTACACTAGAAGTTGCGTCTCCAGCACCGTCTTGGTCATGAGTAAAGAACATAATTCTTAATCTCCCATGCATTTCATCCGGTCTTGCTTGAGTAGTAATAGGATCTGCAGTGCTATTAGTATACTCTGTTGATTTTTGAGTTGTTACAGCCATTGGTTACCTCCTTATTCTGCACATTTAATTTCAAGTACTTTTTCTTCTTCCATACGGACTGTACCGAATGAAGCTGAACAGTAAACTTGAGTTGAATTACGTTTATCGCGTCTAGGACCGATGTCTACATTTATATCTGCACCTACTGCAAGCAATAGTCCAGATTTTGAGTAGCAAATAACTCGTCTGTAAGAGTTAGAATCGGTTTCAACAAGCTCAGTTCTAATGAACTCAAAGCCCATGAACGAATTAACGTCACCTTGTACCAAAGCTTTAATAGAGTTAAAATCAGCACTAGTTACTTCAGTTGTTTGTAGCAAGTCATTAATTTGTTTTGCTGTACAAATGATGTAACGAGGATCTGATGGATCTGTTTCGTTTTGGTCTAATATTTGTTTTGCTCTTCTAAGTTTACCAATAGTTAAACCAGAGTTTGTAGCACCGCCACTTTCAACATAGTTCACAGCAATTTGTTGTGAAGCTGGGAAAGTAACAGATGTAGACCCTGTTTTACCAGTGTAAACTGTTCCAAAAGCACCTGCGATTATAATCTCATCCATTTTTCTACCTAATGCAAAACCTGCGTTTTGAGCATATGGAGAAGTTGGATCGATTAACAATCTGATTCGGTCGGTTCTATCAATCAATTCCGCCCAATCAAAGTCACGTAGTGAGACACGTCTTCTATCGTGTGGTACTGTGATAAGTGGAGTATCTTGATGACGACCAGTCACTTCTTGCGCATTAGTAGCACCTATTCTGTCGTAAAACTCGTACTCAGCGTTCTGAGACTCGACTCTTACGTATGGACGTAGGCGCGAACCTTTTTGTTGCAAGAGGTGTTCAACATTCGCTTTGTACTGTTGCACAAAAG